TTTTTTGTTACTGATTTAATTATAGGAGTAGAATCAAGGTTTGTCAACTCATAAATACTGTTTTTACAAAATATAATTAAGCTATTTCTAAAGACTTTAATACCTGTTACTGTATCTCCAACATCTACAAAACCTGCAGATGCTCCTTCAAAATCATAAGGTTTTAATCTAGTACTATAGTAAACTAGACTTGGATTACTTGCTTGTCCTGAACCTACTATTCTTTCAGCATATTTTTCTAATAATGAACATCCTATTGGAGAAGACCTTGTTAATTCCTCAAAATGATATTTGTTATTTTCATCAATAAAAAATTCACAAATTTTGTTTTGTCCATCTACAATATATAATGTACCATATAAACCATGAGATTCAAAGTTTGTAAATTGAACATTAGTTTGATTTGTTCTTGGAATGGTTGTTGCTGCTGCTAAAGCAGATGATGCAATACCACTTTTAAAAAAAGTTGAACCACTTACAGTACTAGAAGAATTTATATCTAATGTTAATACTGTATTACTTGTAATAGATAATACTTTATAAAATTTATTATCAATCTTAATATCATTACCTACAAGAAATTCTGTAGTAAAATTAGTACCACTTCCTGTTACTGTAGGAGAACCTGCTGTTACACTAATTGTTCCAGTTGCTGTTGTAAAAGTATCTTTATTAATTTGAACATAAGAAGTACCTGTAGTACTAAAATATAAATTAGCACCTTGAGATATAACTACTCCATTAGCATAACCTTTGATTCCATGAATGGCATCTGTATTTACACCTGAAGGAATAACTGCACTACCTCCTCCTAATTTTTCAAATCCACTTATTCTTCTATAACCACCTGTAGTAGATGATTCAAAATTTTGTAAAACTGTTGCTGCACCAGGAGTTTTAAATAAAGCATGAGAGCTTGAAACTAAATCCAAGCCTCCTTGTACTGTAATTGAAGCTCCTTGTGTTGGCATAATTTATTCCTTAATATAAATATGTAAATCTAACGTCTGACATATATTCAGGTTGAGGTGAATTTAATTGGTCAGCCATGTTTTGTAATCCTTTTTTATATTCATCTAAAGCTAATTGCGATTGTGCAATATTATCTTTAAATTGATAAATATAATATCTAGCTCTTGCTAAAAGAACTGGTTTGTATTGTTCAGGAAATAAAACTGTATCTGTATCTGCAGCTAAAACTGTAGGTCTATTGTAAGCAAAGAAATAAATTCTGTAAACTTTATTAGGTATTGGAGATAATCCAAATCTTCTTCCATCTGAACTTCTTAATACTCTAACAGGTGTTCCATATGTTTGTGAATTAGCTTTGTTAGCTTCTTCAGTAGCAGCATGATTACTTCTCCATGAACTTAAAGTAGTAAAGGCTAATTTATTAATTGTAAAAGGTGCTGATTCTCCACTAACTCCTTCTTCAGTTAAAGTAAAACCATCCCAGTTAACAGAATCAAAATCTGCATCTATATTAGATGAACCTGGTTTCATTAAATACCATCTTGTTCCTGCTACAGTTTCAACAAAATGATTACCATAGTATTCGTTTTGAGGTGCTGCAGTATGTAACCAAGACCATTCATCTACTGAATCTACTATATCAAAGTAAGCTCTATTAACACAATTAGATACAAACTTCTGTATTCCTAATGCTCCTGATACAGTTGTAACTTCAGGTTCATTAATTTCAACCAGTAATTCGTTAACCATTGATAGATAAGTTTTAGCCATTTAACAATTCCATGCTCTTAAAGATTTATTAATTCTTGAATTAGGGTCTCTTGCAGTTTTCTTAGATGTAAGTTTCTTTTTCATTCCTTTCATCCTCGCACAAAAACTCTTTCTTCTCTTATTACCTTTAACTTTACTAGGTGCTTTAAGATTTCTTTTCTTACCTGTTTTTGTTTTACCCTTATTATATGATGCTCTACCTTTAGCATTTAAACCACCCTTAGGATTCTTTCCTTCTTTACGAGTCCATGCAGGTGAAGACATTATACCCATAGTAATCTATTTCTTTTTTTTATTTTTCTTAATAATAATAGTCATAGAACCACCATGACCTTTTTTAACTCTTCCACCATGTTTGTATTTTCCTTTATTAGAAACTTTACCACCTGGCATTGCTTTTCTCATTGGCATATTTATTCCTTTATGTTATAATTTATATTATAATTGCAATAACTATAATTACTAAAACTGCAATAGTTTCAATTTTATGGTCATTAACAAAATGTTGACATTTGTTTTTAATTTTTTCTATCATAATTCTATTTCTCCTTTGTGATAGGGGGTATATTTCAACCCCCATATCAGATTAGTTGTTGTAGTTAAGATTAGTTAGCAACGTAGATTATTCTACCAGTTACTTCGTTTCTTAATGTTTTTCTACCCCAAACCATCAAGCCTCTAACTATATCAGAGAACGTACCTGTGTCTCTAACAGTTTCAACTTTGTTCATTGCAGACGCACAAGCTGTACTTGAAATATGTCCAAATAAAGCTACAGGTGCAGTTGCTGACCCTTGAGGGCTAGAACTACCAGTTGATAAGTTATTAGTTGATGTGTTTAATGATTTGTACATTTGGAATCCTCTTAGAAGACCACTTGCTACTAAACCATTTCTGATTGAACCTTGACCAGCATTAAAGTCAACTGATAAAAGTTTTGATGCAGAGTTTGATAGAGCATTGTACCACTCAGGGTGAGCTACAAACCATCTACCATCTTCAGGTGCTTTGTTGACATCTAAATCTTTAGCTGCTTTAGCCATTTGATTTAAAGGGTCAATTTTACTTCCTGTAAAGCCAATGTCAATAGGTGCTGCTACTGTTCCATGTCCAGTAACGATACCACCTGTTGCTTCAGCTCCAGCATTGATTGCTGCTAAGACATTTCCATCCATGTTATCTCTTAAAGCATAAGCAGCATTATCTGCAGCTACAGCTTGAAAGTTTACATGAGAGAACCTTTTTTCTAGGTCATCTATTTTAAATGAAAAAGACCTTGCTTGGTCAATTGTTAGAACCAACTCTTGGTCTGTTAGAGGTGTTGATACTACTGCTAATCCTCTTGAGTACTCTGCAGTACCGATTTGAGGTTCTTTGATAATATTTACTGTATCACCAAAGCTTGATATTTCACCCATGTAGTCTGTATTACAGATTGCTTCTGCAACAGCAGCTTTTCTGAGTGCTATTTGTACTTTCTTTGAATAGACTTCAGGTATAAAGAAACCATTAGTTTGACCACTTACACCTAATCCAAAGTTATATGTTGAACCACCAGCGAATTTTGCCATGATTTACTCCTTTGTTTATTGTTATTGTTAAAAAAAATGAAAGTTAAATTAATCTCTAATTCTTCCTTCACGTTGAGCTTTTACAATATCTTTTTCATACTGCATAAACTCTTGCTCTGACATTTTTCTTATATCAGAACGACTGAAGATTACTTCCTTAGAATCAGGTATCTGAGTTTGTTCATTAGTTTTAACTAATAAATCAGCTCCTTCATTTTTAGGTTTCTTCTTCTCGGTTTTTTTATCAATTCCAAGACCTCGGTCCTTCTTATAAAGGTCAATTGCTCTTGCAGCTAATGTGCCATCAGAGTTGTTTTCATAAATCCATCTTTTAATTTCCTGTGGTTGGACATCTGCCCAATTATGAAAATCATCAGATTCTTTGATTTGCTCAAAGTCAGGATGATATTTTGAAAGTTCAAGTGCAGCTTCTCTCTCTTGTAAAGTTTGATTAGCTTTCTTTAAACCTTCCAACTCGTCTTGCATATTTTTAATCTCACTTTGAGATTGCAAGTGCGATACAGTTTCCACAACTCCATATATATCAGGGTAATCATTTTTAAAAGCATCTAGCTCTTCTTTTGATTTAGGTGGTGTATATTTAGGTCGATTATCTCTTAGTTGAACTTTGAGGTCGTCTTCCTTTTTATTCCAATCACCCAGTTTCCTGTCATAATATCGTTTAAGGTCGTCATATCTTTTTTTATAATCGACTTTTTTATAAGGGTTAGACTCTACATTTAATGCAGACTCTTGAACCTTATCCGTAGTAGCTGAGGTATTATCTTCAGTAGCATCAGGGGTTTTATTCAAACTAGCTTTTGTTACTGTTCCTTTACCATCAGGGGTCGGTGTAAACAAACCTGTATCAGCATTATTAAAATCATTAGGCATTACATCTTCTGTATGCCAAGACTTTTTTCTGTTGTACGGATTTGCTTCGGCTTCTTGTTGTTGTCCTTCTTCGTTTTTACTCATGTGTCCTCCTTTAGGGCTTCTTTTAACTGTGAAGGTAGCTAAAATTGGTAATGTTTTTTAAACGAAGCTACAAGGGCTTATAATAAATTATAAGGTAGCTTGTCTATCCGTAGAGATTACCTTCTCTACAAATTCTATTATACTATCTCTTGGTCTATTTGAGATTGATTTCCAGCATCAAAAGATTCTTCTGCNTGTGCCATCATCTTTCTTAANTTATCTACACCAATANTTTTTACTGCTTTGGCTGTAAAGACAAATTCTCCATCTGATAACAATGCTGGGATAGAGTCTGAAGTTCCTGTACCTGGTCCTTCTACTTCTCCATCATCTGTAAATTCTGTTGCAACTAATTTTGGAATGATAGCTTCTAATTCAGGGTGCATATCTACTGCTTCATCCAATAATGTTTCTTCTTCTTCTGATAAAGCTGAGGTATCTATAATTGCATCCATACCTTCCATGTCTTCATCAGTAATATCTTCTTCCATTTCTTCATCCATACCAACTGGCTTTTCTAATAATGAATCTTCCATATCCATTTCCATNGGTACTTCTTCTTCCATAGTTTCTTCTTCAACTATATCACCTTCGGCATATGCTTGATAATCAGGTCGTTGGTCATATTTACCTTTTTCAACACCAATCATTCCACCTAATGCAGCTTCAACTCTTCTAGTTTTTGCTTTGTATTCCTCTAATTCTTTTTCTTGTTTTGGAGTTAAATCAATTCCTGATTCTTTTATTTTTTCTAATTTTTCAAATTTCTTTGATTCAATTTTATCTCTTGCATTAACTTGTTCTCCAGCTAATTCTTCTTCTAAATCTTTAATAGGATATTCTTCAAAAGTATCTTCATCTAATACTTCATCACCAGCTCGATATTGTTTTCTTTTTAATAATCCACCCATAGCTTTTTTAATAACTCCTCTTCCAATTAAAATATCTTTTTGTGTTACATCTCCACTTTCATCTAAATCAGGAAATGCTTGTCCACCTTTATTAAATCTAGTTCTTGATGGTGATAATATTCTTTGAGGTAAACCTTTTCTTGAACTCTTAGGTGTATTTACATCATAAGGTGTAATACCATCTTCTTCATCCTTTTGACTTTTGATAAAAGGAGGCATAGACATTAATCCACCTGTAGCCATTTTTTTAGCTTTTATTCTTTTCATAAGTTTCCCCTGTTAATTAATTATAGAAACAATAATTGATATTGTCAACAACTATTATTATTCTTCTTTAGATAAATCTCTTACCTGTTTAGGCAGGTTCTTCAACTTGTCCAGTAAATTCCATCTCCCCTGGCATTGGTGTATTACCTGGTCCAATTGGGCTTTCGCCATTTCCTGGGTTGTTTGGTTCTGCAGTTTCTGCAGGTACTCCTCCATTATTTTCCATTGGTCCGAGTTGACCAGGGATAGGAGCTTGTTGGCTAGTTCCTTTGTTAACATTTTGTTGTCCTATTATTTTAGCGTAAATTTCTGCTTCATCTTTTGTATTCATTATTTCTTCAGGGTCTAAGTCTAAAGAATGAGCTAACTCTTTTATTACTTCTGACATTCTTACAAATGGTGCAATCGCAGGATTTTGTACTGTTTGTAAAAACATAGTTAGTCTTTGACTTCTAACTTCTTTTTTCATTAAAGAAGAACTACCTGTTGCTCTAATTTCTAAATCACCTTGTATAGGTAATTCACCTTCATAGAATTGCATATTCCATTGATACATTGCTTCACCTAAAGGTTTAATTAATTGGTCATCAATATTTTTAATAACTGTTTTAATATTTAATGAAGCTGCTCCCATTAACATTGACATACCTGATGCTGTTCTTGTCATACTTTGAACACCAGTTTGTCCATGTGAATAAGATGGTAAACCTGTTGATTCATCTGCAAGTTGTCTAAACTTGTCAAACATCTGCATATTTTCTACTGCAGTATTTGGAAACTTTAATCCATAAATAGATTGTCCAGGTACACCTGATTGTCTTTTAAATATTTTACCAGGAAATACTTCCATAGTCTGATTAGATGCTAATGCAGATTCATCTACATCAAATACTAAATTACCAGCTAATGCTAAATTATCAATTGCCATTCTTGCATGACCATTCATAATTTGTTGAGCATCATCCATATTTTCAGGAACACCTATACCAAAAAACGTATAAGGATTTTTTTCATAAACAAAAGATTGATAAGGAGTTCTAAAAGGTTTAAATGGATTTTCTACAATTCTAATTACTTTACCATTAACCATCCAAACATTAACTTGAACTTCTGTTGAATCTTCAATATCTTCATCAATGTCTAGTCCTTCTTCTCTAGCACTCATTGCATCTATTGTTCCCCAGTATTCTAATACTTCAAATCTATTATTTTCAATATCAGGGTATGTACTTTTTTCTAAATCTATATCTGTTTCCCAAGATTTTTTATTATACTTAGCACCCATCTTAATACATTCTTCAATAGCTTCTTTACTAAAGAAAGGTCTGTTTGCTAAATCTAAAAATTGATGTCTGTTTAATCTATGTCTTTGAATTACATATTCACATTCATCCATGCTTCTAGCATTTGGGTCAGGGTAAAAATCCCATATAGAAACAAATTCTACTTTAGGAACTTTAACAATCTCAGGTTTATATTCTCTTGCTGAACCATTACCTGACTCTACATATTTATGTAAAGTTTTATTATAAGTAAAAGGTCCTTTGATAATTCCTGTTCCTAATAAACAAGATTCAAATATAGCATTTCTTAATTGAATACTTCCATTTGATTCTTCTATTTGGTCTAAAATTAATTTTTGTAATCTTCTTGCTGCAATTTGTGCAGGTTTGATTTGAGGCATTTCAGGACTTGGTGCTGGTCCTTCTGTTAAATCTGCTTCTTCATATTCTTCTTTTAAGCCACCTAAAAAATTATCATCTAAATTATTAAATGTAGCACCTTTAGGTAAATCTCTTCCATCACCAGGAAAACCTAAAACAGAAGATGGAGACATATCATCAGTTGGTAAACCTTGACCTGGAATATAATCCATGTTACCTTCAACACCTGGAACATTTTGACTTGAATCCATTTGTTCTTTTAAAGGATTAAGGTGAGCATATTCTGCTATACCTTCAGGAACTCTTGTTTCTTGAATTGTTAAAGGAAATTTATTAGCACCAAACAAAACATCTATTAGTTGTCCATAAGCTGCTAAAACTTTTGTCTTAGTAACTTTAACAAACACTCTTGATTTTTCATGGTCTCTAAAAGCTACGTTCTTATAATATCTTCCACGATAATTATGATACGCTTGTAACCATCTATCTTCATCATCTTCTCTTGTAGCTTCACATTGATAGAATTTAGAATTAATGTTTGCAACTAATGCTGAAATTTTTAAATCTTCTTTAGGGTCTGTTTCAGACATATCAGAAGTAGGTCTTATTTGGTCATAGGTAGCCATAATATAATCCTTTTAAATTTAGTAAGTACTTATAATAATAACAATTTTATCTAGTCTTGTCAACTATCTTCTTAATATTTATAATAACAGTATTTGGAATTAAAGTTACCATTCCCAGTTCATCTATATCTCCATTATCATCTTCAGCATAATCTCCAAATATTCTAGTAATTCCTTTGCTTTGACTTAATAAATGACCTTTAGTTGTACAGATAGGTAGTTCCATTTCTTTTAATTCTTTAATAGTAATCCACGAAGAATCGGAAATTATATCATACCATTTTATTTCTACTAAGGGATAATTAGATAAGATGGTATCTCCTTTACTTCTTTTTACTTTTATCCTTTTTCTATTCACCATTCTTTTCATTCCTCTCCTTTGTTGCATTATCAAAATCTTTTGTAGCTTTGCCATGAGGTTTAAACTCACCCTTACCATCTACATTACCATCTTTACACCAATCTGTAAATTGGTCTTTGATACCATTAGAGTCTGAGTATCTAGTTATTTTCATTTTAAATACTTGTTCTATATGAGCTTGTTTAATATATTCTATTAACTCCTCATATGACATAACTTTATCATATTCTTTATTTGTTTTTTTATTTATAAAAGTATATATAGGCATATTAATATCCAAAGGTTGGGTCTGAAGGTGTCCATTTCTTTTTATCTGCCATAGCCTCCCAAACCGATTGTGTTCTAGGTCTTGACATAATTAAATATCTTAATGCATCATAAGCATGGTCTGATGCTTTTGTATCTACATCTTCAGGCTTGTTAGGGTCTAAAGGAATAGATTGAATCTCTCGAATTAAATTAGGACAGTTTTTAAATATTTGTAATTTAGGTCTGCCCTTAGCATTTATTTTTAATCGTTCATGTATTTGTATTTTACCTTGTATTCTATTTTTATCAGCTCTTCTAAGTTTGTGTCCAGCAGTAGCTAATACTTCTCCAACTGTTGGTCCTGTTGCTCCAGTTCTATTCCAAGCTGCCCAATCTAAAACACCTCTAATTGATAATCTATCTTCTTTTTCATATTCATAAATTTTTTTAGCTAAGTCTTCTCCTGTTAAACCTTTTTGATATAACTCTCTATAAATAATTAATGTTTCATCACTTGGGTCTATTGCTGCCCACACTACTGCAGATTCTGCTGCATAACCATAGTCAATTCCTTTTACTCTATCCCAATGTTTAGGCAACGTATATGGGTCGATACAATGTGTATCATAATCAAATTCAACAAACGCTGCTCCTTCGGCAACATCCCAATTACCTTCTAGTAATTGTTTTCTTTGAACTGCTGGTAATGACATAAGCATTTGCTCATACTTACCATCAGCAGATAAGAAAGGATTATCTTCTAATCTAGCTGGTATAAATTTTCTTGTTATCTTATCTTGTCCTGTAAAAGATTCATTTGGTGGTGATGGGTCTAAATATCTTTTCTTTACCCAATGACCTCCAACTCCTCCAGGGTTAGCAGTACATCTAATATAACATTGTATTGCTGGATTAGTTGTTCTTAATCTTGATTGTAGATATTGTAATGGAAACTCTGTAGGGTATTGAGTTAATTCATCTATACCTATCCATGTATATGATTGTCCTTGGTATCTATATACATCAGCGTCTCTATCAAGATAACCAAACTCTAATGATGCACCTGATGGAAACCTCCATATCTTTTCTACTTCTCTAAACTTTGCTCCTGCAAAAGCCTTTGGATATAACTCCCTAGACTTATCAATTAATTCTCTTAACTCAGGCATAGACTTTCTTAATAATAAAGCTCTATGTTCTTTGATATGCATAAACCTTAGTGGGTCAACTAACATAGCATATGACTTACCACCTCCAGCAGAACCTCCGTATAATACATCTTGTTCGGCTGCTGCTAAGAAATCTGTTTGAGGACCATCATTAGGTTTAAATACTATCCTGTCTTTTTCTTTTTCGAGTAATTCTTTAACTTTTTTAGGAAGTGATTCCAACTTCTTTTCTTCCACAACACTACCTGTTTTACTTTTTGCATTTGGATTTAAAGCTTGGTCAACTGCACCGATTGCTTCCTTCTTGTTATTTAATCTATGTTTAGTATTAGCTAATTTCTTAGCTAGTCTTTTAATTTCTTTTTCTTTTTCTTTAACAGCCTGTCGAGCAACTATCTTAGCTTTGTGTGCTTGTGAAAAAAAATATTGTCTTTTAGGATTCTCTGTCATTTTTAGATAATAAACTTGGTTTAGGTTCTTCTTTTGGTTTGTCTTTATCCATAATCTTCTTCAATCCCATAGCAGATAACTTGCGACCAGTTTGAGATTCTAAAATTTCTACAGCTCCTCTAAGGGAGAACGCCCCAGCTTTAACACTATCCTTCATTTCTTTCAAGGCGTTTATTTCTTTTTCAATTGGCTCTAATGTTTTATTATCTTCTTTTAGTTTATAACCAAAAGGTATTGTTGAACTGCTTCTATTTATCATCTATCTCCACTTCTTCAGCACTAACATCTATTAGTTGTTCTTTGTTAGGTAATATAAATATACCACTTGCAGCAGTATGTGTAACATCTAACTTATCTCTCTTGGCAACACCAACTCTATCTAGCAACGTCTGAGCTGCCTGTAGCTTAGCACCTACTTGTGGTATAGGGTCATCACTCATAAGTATCTCTACAAGCTTCTGAGATGCCATAGGAGCTGACTTAGCGAGTATCTTTGTGGCGACATCAACTATCTCATCCTTTAAAGAACTTACTATATTTGATTGTGAGGTTTCTGCATACCCTGCAATAGCGAGGGCTTGTTTGATATTCCCCTTTGCTTCATGTGCAAGAGCATCCAGGAACTTTTGTTGTTGTTCATTAGGCTCTTTCTTTTTCTGAGGTGGTAATAAACTATTATTCATAATTGTATTATACCATTTATAAATCTAGTTGACAACAAGTTTATTTTTTTTAAATGTTGACAGATGTCTGAAGTGGGTGTATAATAATTAATGTACCCTCCAGGGGGTGAAACATATACATAAGTATATTTAATCTTAGCTGGGGCAGTCCAGCAATATAACAACCCCCACCATAATCTATTAAAGCAGGGCGACCTATCTAGTTTACACTAGATTCTGCTTCATTTTGTATGAGCAGTATATACATACCCCCACACCCCCCCATGGCACTTGTGTACCCCTTGCTAATGAGAATCATTATCACCTAGGAATATACAACTCAGGCTTGATATATCTTTAATTAATCTTTTAAGATATTTAAAGCTATCTAGTTTACAGCTTTTAAATAAATATTATTAAATATAAAAGAT